GTCTTTTGCCGCCTGGGAGAGCTTCGCCGTCTTTTCGAGGCGCTCGTTCACCTTGTCCAGGTCGCTCGACAGCTTGGCCCACACGGCCGCGAATGCAGCCACGGCCACCGTCACAGGGCCTAACACCCCGATGAGCCCACCGCCCGCAGCCATCATGCCCTTGATGCCGCTCGTCGCCATGCCGAGCCCGCGGACCATGTTGGCTGCCTCGGGGCTCACGAGCGACAGGGCAGAAGCCACACCCTCGAGCCCTTCCTTGGCCCGCCCAGCGCCCGCGCCGACGCCCTTTAGGCTGGTGTCCAGCGAGGAGGTGTTGACCGTCGTAGCCTTTGCCTTGGCCCCGAGGTCGCCCACCTGGTTCGACAGCGCCGCCACGTCGGCCTTGGCCTGGCCGGCGCTGATCTTGATGGCGACCTCGACCACATCGCGAGCGCTCATCACATTCCCCCGTACGGCGAGGGGATGATCACCACGGGGATCGGCGTGGGAATCATCGAGCCGTTGCTGGCCTGCTGCATCCGCTGCACGGTCTGCGCGGCACTGGCCGCAGCCTGCTGCAGGCACTGCAGGGCAAGCCCCAAGTCCCACGGGGACAGGTCGAGGACCTGGTGGGGGAGGATGCCGTAACGGCGTGCGATGGCGTCAATGGTGAGCAGCACGTCAGGCCGCTCCACGAAATCGCGCAAGCCGCTCTGCGGCCCCCTTCGCATCCGCATGACAGGAAGAGATCGCCTCGTACAACACCCGGTCGCAGCCCGCGGGCAGGTCCGTGATGTGCAGCACCTCGTTGGAGATGTCGCGCTCCTCGAGCAGGCGCGTGATCCGGATGGGCGTCCACTCGCCCTCGAGTCCCTCGCGGCTGTGCGTGACGCCCGCGCAGATGACCCCCTGCGTGAGCTCGTCGACGTTCGCCAGGTCCTTGTCCGACACGCGCGCGATGGCCCTGGCCTGCTCGGCCTCGCTGTCGTCGGTGGCCTTGCTGACGGCTGGCGTGACCATGCGCAGGGCAGCCACCTGGACGCGCGCCAGGTCGGCCGAGACCACGCGCTGCACGCGCCACCACAGGCCCGAGCCTGCGGGCGCCTCGACCTCCACGCGGGAGGCTGCAGCGATGCGCTCGGCGAGGCTCATGACGCGTCCACCGTGCGGTTGTCGGCCTCATCGTTGACGATCTCGATCTTGAGCCCGTCGTCGGTCCCGTCCGAGAGGTGGGTAAAGGTCACGGTTTGCGTCAGGATGCCGGCGCTCGCCACCGGGTCCGACACCGCCGTCACGATGCAGTTGTGGCCGTCGATGTTGCAGGCCATGGTCGTCGGCCCGTCGAAGTCGAGCGCGTAGTCTGCGCTGGTGCCGGCGAGGTGCGCCACCACGAGCGCGTCCTCCACCTCGAGTGTCACAGTCGTGGTCACGGCCATGTGCCCGCCGCGCTTGGGCTCGAGGGTGTTGAGCGACCCGAGGCGAATCCGTGGCACCACCGCATTGTCGACGCTGAGCGTGTAGTCAATGAGCCGATAGGAGGCGCTGTTCCAGTCGAATGTCCCCGCCTGGTGGTAGAGGATCGGTAGGTCTCGTGTCGAGAACGTCGGTGAGCTGACAGTCGTGCGCGCCGTGCTCGTCTGGCCGATCAGGTTCGCACTGAACTGCATCGGGCCGCCACCAGCCGCGACCCGCAACGAGAAGCCAGTACAGACGCAGCCTTCAGACTTATCGGAGGTGCCATTCGCGCCGCGTACGAGGTCGATCGACATGCCAAATGGCGACTCGTTCCCGAGCGTCTGCGTGTGCGCGTAGGGTCCTGCTCCGCTGGAGCTCGACCCAAACATCGCCCATTCGAGCAGGAGGGCGAGCGAGTGATACTCAGCCTCGACCGTGAACGACCCGGTGACCTGGTCCGAATCGTCAGACATCGCGCGCCGCATCGGGGCTGCCGATCCATTGATCAGCGTCTGCCGGTACTGCCGCGACAGCACCCGCTGCACGTCCGCCGAAATCGGGCGCAGCCATGCGGCACCTGCAGGTGCCACGAAGGTACCCCAGGTCGTCTCGATCCCGAGGCCGAGAGCCGATCCGCGGCCTGGATACTGCGATGCCATGGCGAACTCCTAACTGTTAGACGATACTACCCTGTCTCGACGGTGTCGAACACGCTGAGCACCACGCGACGGTCCAACACCCGGCCCTGCGTCGTGGTCGCCTTGAGCTTGATCGTGTAGTCCGAGCCCGAGGCCCCAGCCGGGTGGATGGTGTGGACCACCGACCCGCGGCGCCCGAGCAGGAGCACCTGCGTGGCCGTCACCACAGTCGGTGCGCTGACCGTCGCGATCTCAGCCGATAGAATGCAGCTCGAGATGCCCTCGTACCAGAGGCTCCCCTCGTAGATTTCATCGCGCAGATTCAGCTCCTGCGCAAAGTCCCAGTACAGGTGTTGAGTGCCGGTGCTGGTCTTGACGATCGTGGTGCGCGGGCGGGTCGCTCCGTTGTCCTCTGGGCGCGTGGCGATCCGGGGTGTCACACGCTGACCACCCTGTCTGGCTGCCCGGCAGGTGACCGTGGTGGGAGTCGACCAGGCGCCGAAGTCGCTCGAGACCGTGGCCGCAGAGTTCCCGTAGTACAGCCACATGAAGCACGAGCTGCCAGCGACACCGCCCGTGAACTTGTCGACGCGGATTCGGCCCGCCCTCGTCGATCCTGAGAATGCCCCGCCGCTTCCGTCGTCGATGTCGACGGCGGTAGCGTTCGCTGCGGTCAGCGTGGTGAACCCGTCTGGGTCCGTCAGGATGATGTCGTCGCCGTCTGCCTGTACGTAGTCCCAGAAGTGATCGAGGTCCCGCGGGATCGTGAGCGAGAAGCTGTAGGTGCCGGTCCCACCCGCCGAGTTGTCGACGCTCAGCGGAATCCTGTACTTCCACGCGCTGTCGTACCAGGTTGCCATTACGCCGCCTCGTTCTTGATCAGGAGTCGGAGCTCGAGCCCGAACATGCCGAACGCGAGCTCGCCCGCCTCCGAGCCCGAGATCCACTCGGCCCCCGGCGTGACGTCTCGGCAGGTCCCGCCGAGCGTGCGGTTCAGCTTGATCATCCGCAGCACGTCGGCGTGCAGGTTGGCCGCTGCGTACCAGCGTTCCGCCGCGGTCGACGTCGAGGACGACACGAAGCCCACGAGGTCGACCGTCCACTCGTGCGTGAAGGCTTCCAGGGTGTTGCCCGTTTCGCCGCGCCCCGCTGTGACCGTCGCGAGCATGACGCACGGGAACTGCGGCGGGATGTCGACCATGCCGACGATGACACGGTCCGAGCTGCTCAGGTCGTAGGTGTAGCTGCCCGTGCCATTGATGGTGGCCAGCGCAGTCACGAGCCCCTGCAGGGCGTCGGCGAGGTAGCTGTCAGGCACTGGTCCCTCCAGGCTTGATCAGCTTCACGAGGGCCTTGCCGATGTCGGGCCCGAGCTTGCGCAGCGCCTCATCGCGGCCCGTGCGCAGGTAGCGACGGGGCTTCAACGTCACGCTGGAGAAGAGCATGTAGTAGGCCTCACCCTTCGCGTTCAGCAGGAACTTCTCGCCGTCGACGCCCTCGACAAACGCGAGCTTCTCGGGCACGTCCCGAGGCGAGGCGTAGATGCTCACGCCCGCAGGCGTGATGGTCTTCGGATGGATCGGCATCGCGAGATAGCGCGCCTTCTTGGGCCTGATTGTGCCGCCGTACTCCTGCGCAGCCGCGTACCGGACAGCTGCCCCGCCGAGCTGGCCACCGGCCTGTACGACGATCTCCGCGTCCTTGTCGCCGACCGCTCGCACGCTGCCGCGGATGGACTGCTGGAGGCGCCCCGTGCGCTGGGCCCCGCTGCCGCTCAGGCTCAGCACGGCCGCGCGCTGGGCTCGCAGGGCTGCCGTGGTCAGAGCCCCGCCCAGGGCCTTCACAACGCCCGCGTTGACGAGTGCCGTCTGCAGCTGTGCCTGCCACTGCTCGGGGGTCACGTGCCACCACCCGCATCGGAGATCAGCCGGTAGGGTGCGAGGCGCTGCTGGATGCTCTTCGGGATCTCGCCCGTGGGGATGTTCGTCGTCCCCTTCTGCGAGGTGTTCGACGTCACGCCGGGGCCAGCCCGCAGGCGCCACAGGACCGCGACGTACTCGGCGACCGCCTGTTTGATGGCCGAGGGGATCGTGGCCCAGCCAGCGACCCACACGACCTTGATGGGCAGGCCGTCGTCGTC